ACTTTGATGAAGTACTTGGTCGTTATGTCACCTGCCTTAAAGAGGATGGTCCTATGTCTCAGTACATAGTCGACACTGTGGACGGGATGGTGGGCCGCGCCCAGATGGGGATTACTTCCACGCTTTCGCGTAAAGTAGTACCTAAGGACGAACCTCGTGAGCACGAGAGGGACCTCAATGGTCTCATAGTGAGTAAGGCTGCCAGGCTTATTCACGCTGGGGAGTTGGTAGAGCTGATAGTTTTCAGAATGTACTTCCTTCCCATAATGGCCGTCTTGGGTATGGACCCAGGTGGCTTTGGACATGCAGTTGGATTGAATCCTGCTGAGTCCTGGGGAGACCTTCACAAGCGGTTTAGCAGGCTTGATGACACAGAGAATTTTGCTACTGACTACTCGTCTTTCGACTTGACTATTTCAGTCCACCTTCTCGATGCTGCTGTCAATTTGCTTATATCGCTTACTCACATGATGAGTGGGTACACAGATGAACACAGGCGCATAATGCGCGTGATATGTTATGATTTGTGTAATCCCATTTACGATGTGGACGGAACGTGGGTTCGCTTCACCGGGAGCAACTCATCGGGGAATCCTCTCACCACAATGCTCAATTGCTTGGTCAACCATTTGGTTTGGAATCAAGTTTGGATAATGTGGTCGCACGATAGGAAGAATCCTACACAGAGTGGTCTCTACCACTTTGTGTCTGATGATCTCCCTGCTTTGAGCACGGTGATGAGTCTCACTTGCTTGGGGGACGACTTCTTTGGTGCAGTGACTCGCGCCTGCGGTTTCACGCAGATAGATGCTGTGATATATGCTGCTAGGCTCGGGTTCACCCTCACGGGTGCCGACAAAGGTGCAGAGATAACACCTTACGCGTCCAGTATATCCTTTTTAAAGAGGAGGATGATCGTCTACCAGACGAGCTGCGGGGAGCTGGTCCTCGCGCCGTTGTCAATGACTTCCTTACTTAGACCATTTATTTGGGGAGAGTGGAAGGTTGACATGATCGAGCATTACGCGGGCTTGATCAAGGGCATGCTGGTTGAACTAGTCCAGCACGGCCCAGAGGTTTACGAAGAGTACGTGTCTTTGTTCCGATCTTTTACTTCGGAATTTCACATTATTCACCACACCAGTGATAAACGTGCTGACATTAAGGAGACTTTGGGCTCCTACTTTTCCCCTCACAACTTTAGGTCCTGGGAGGACAGAATTACCGAGATGTACGGTAATGGTAAGCAGATATACGTTGAAGTAGATTCTGCTCGCATGGTTTAAGAAACCACGCCATCCGGGCGTTAAACGGTTGTGTTAATTGGTTTGCTTGACAAGCTTTCCTCCCGGAATTTCCGGTCGGCCTACATTCACATAAAACACAGGCTACATCGTTACTACTTTTATATTAGTGGGCTTGGAGTCCCCACGCAGTCAATGCAACACTCTATGCTTTGGGCAAGATCCCATTACCTTTGAGAGAGGTATTTCTCATATCCCCGTGGACGCGGTTAAACGCGGGGGTATTAACACGATAATCCACAACAAGGTTCTAACTATAGAACCTCAGTCTGCTGAGACATTTCAAGTCACAACAGGCACCCCAACAACTACTAGTGAGAATGTTGAGTTCATGGATAGTAATCCAGCTTTCAACGTTCTCGTTTCTAGTTCCGATGACCCAACTAGGGGCATCGCAGACATGGGTGACACAGACCTTGGACATTTCTTGTCCAGGCCTATTCTCATTAAAGAGTATACCTGGGAACCCAGTATTTCGTTTTACAAGAAGTTTAACCCGTGGATGCTGTTTTTAAACCAAGCTAGGAACATAAACAGGGTAGCTAACTTCAATTTATTTAGAAGTAGGCTATGTGTTAGGTTCCTGATTAATGGTAACGCATTTTACTATGGTAGGCTTTTAGCTAGTTACAACCCATTACCTGACGTTGACCAAGTTACTCTTGATCGCTCATTACCATATGATGCTGATAACATTGCTGCTACCCAGCGGCCACATTTGTATATTAATCCCACCGAATCCCAGGGTGGTGATATGTGTTTACCTTTTGTACATTGGAATAACACGGTTCGAGTTCCTGATGCTGAGTGGAGCGATCTTGGAGAGATCACTGTCAGGACACTTTCAGGGCTTAAGAATGCCAATGGTGCCGAAGACGGCATTACGTTGAGTGTCTTCGCTTACTTAGAAGATCCCAACATGTCTATTCCTACTAGCATGAACCCCACTACCATTGTTCCTCAGTCAGATGAGTATGGGCTCAATCCCATCTCTGGGCCTGCTTCCACAGTAGCCCGCATTAGCGGTATGCTTACTAGTATACCTATTATATCACCATTTGCTAAAGCCACACAACTGGCTGCGGGTGCTGTTGGTAGCATCGCTAGACTCTTTGGTATGTCCAGACCAGCCGTCATTGATCCCATTCAAGTGTACAAACCCGAGTTCATTGGTGGGCTGGCCAATACCAATACACCCGATGGAACGAACAAACTTTCCATGGATGTTAAACAGGAACTAACCATAGATCCTGCCGTCGTAGGAGTGGACTCCACCGATGAGATGGGTCTCGTATCCATTGCGAAGCGTGAGTCATATTACACTTCGTTTACATGGGACCCAGTTGGTGGTGTTAGGACTGGCCCGGGTTACAGACTATTTACCACCCAGGTCATGCCTACCATTTTCCAATCCTTAAAGTTGGGCGCTACTGCACCCACTGAGTTTCACATGACTCCAGCGGGCTTTGTGGCTCTACCCTTTGACTACTGGGGAGGTTCGATGGAGTTTAGGTTCCAAGTTGTTGCTTCCAACTTTCATAGGGGAAGGATTAGGGTAGTGTGGGACCCTGCCAAGGTCGACGCAGCTGGCAACGGTGATTACAACACTTCTTACAATAGAGTAATTGACATCGCTGACATGAAGGACTTCACCATCAAGGTTGGTTGGGGTCGAGAAGTTTCTTTCTTACCAGTTCAGCCACCAAACGCGCTTTTCGACTTTTCTGGACAAGGATCACCAATACCAATTCCTTCTTACGATCCTAATCCATCTGGTGTGAGTATGGTGGATGATGTTAATGCTATCATAGGCAATGGCATCTTGAGCGTTTATGTTGTAAACGATTTAACGGTACCCAACACTGACCCTGGTATCGATAACTCTGTTGAGATTAACGTCTTTTCACGCATGTGTGACGACGCTCGGTTCGCCCAACCTGCTGAGATGCGGAAACGTAGTGTTAGTTGGTTTAGGCCACCTAACATGGTTCAGGCTGAAGAGGATGTGAGTATTCAGCCGCAGTCTGCTGAGATGGAAGAGCAGGAGATGGCCCCTGTTTCTACGGGTGCCGACACCGTCATAGCTTCACCTCAACCAGTCAGCGACCATATGATGGATGTCTTCTTTGGAGAGGAGATAACTTCCATTAGACAGATGCTTAAGAGGTATTGTTATCATAGCAATGTAGCATTAAGGAATCCAAACGGAGCTGGTCCTGGTACGTCTAGAAAGTTCAATTTGACCACACCTGACTTTCCGGCTTACTGTGGATACAACCCTGATAGTCCATATATGACTGAAATCGCTGGAGTACCCATACCCTACCTCTTCAGTTCGTGTACTTACCTCAATTATTTCACACCTGCGTTCGTCGCTTACCGTGGTGGTATTAGATGGAAAAAGCTTATTCATAAAGCAAACCACAGTCAACCCACGGATGAGCAACCTGATCATCTTTCCATTATCAGGTCCTCCGGTGTTAGTGGTACTAATGCGGTCTTACCCGCTTTCGCTAACATGGCGTACCAACCGCTTGAGACTGGGGAAAGTTTAAACCCTTTTAGGGATTATGGGAATACCGTCAGGGATTCTTCATATCACTTTTCTTTTTCTTCTGGTGGTTTCCTAACACCGACCGAACGTAACCCAGCCGTTGAGGTTGACCTCCCTTTCTACAACAGTAGGAGATTCATGTCCGCTCGTCGTATTCAAAATCTTGGGGACAGGCAACTCGATGATGAACTTCCACCTGTGCACACCACAACGACCATTGGTTGTTATTGTGCTTTGGAAAATTACGTCGCAGCTGCTGAAGACTTTAGTTTGAGTTTCTTCATTGGTGTTCCAGTCATGTACTCAGACGGACGGTTAGGAGAGTACACATACCCTGGTGGGGCCAAAACCCCCCCACTCCTCATTACTTAAGAACAAGCTTAAGAACAAAATCCTATAACCATATAGGTAGGCCCTTGAACCTTTTTCAAGGAATAGACCCAGCATGGGGTCGCCAACTCTAAATAAGTTGGTCCGTTTCTAGTTGTAGAACGGAAACGCCCGAGGGGCGTTGAGCAACATTAGGTTTGCGTTTAATCGCAAGCACTCTTGGTAGTTTCATATCGCCCTTTTAGGGCGGTGGAGTTTTTATACCACGTAGTGCAATTTAATGATGCTAATGCATATTCAGAAA